CGATGCGTGCGGGGAGGGCAGGACGTGTGTGACCGTCGCCTTGCTGTACCCGAAATCGATACCTATCGCTTCGCAGTGTTCTGCTGCTCGTTCAAGGTCGATTTGAGTTCGCCACCTGATCACGCGCTGGCGCTGTTTGCCGACGAGGCCATGGCCAAGCGTTATGGCTCGTGGATGTGGCCGGGCACCTATGAAGTCGTTGACGTCGTGACGGGGAAGCCTTCATGCGAGTGAGCTCGAAGAAGCTTCGCGCCTCGGCCAATGGCCAAGAGTGCACCGTCCGGGTGCCAGGCATCTGCAATCACAATCCAGAAACCACCGTCCTCGTGCATCTGCCTTGCGGGCAAAAGGGCATGGGCATGAAAGGCTTTGACACCGTGGCGGTGTACGCGTGCAGCGCTTGCCACGACGTGATCGACGGCCGCGCCGCCGGCGAGATCGACTGGCAGGACGTGCCGCGCGCCATCGCCGAAACCCACGAAGCCCTGATCAGGGCTGGAATTCTCACCGTGAAGGGGGCCGCATGAGTACCGCCGCGGTGAAGATCACCGAAGCTGAGATCAAGCGCCAAGTGGCCGGCACCGTACAGGACGTACGCGACATTGAGAATAAGGGCCTGTACCTGCGCTTTAACAAGGCTCGAACTGGTGGCTCGTGGTACCTGGTGTTGAGGGGCAAGTGGAATCCGATCGGCACGTTCCCCGAGCTGACTCATAAACAGGTTGTAGCGGCGTTGCCGTCGCTTCGGCTGCGCCTGGCCGCCGGGGAGGGCGCGAGCCTGTCGAAGTGGAACGCTGTTGGCGAACTGCTGGACTGGTTCGCTGATCGCATGTCGCGCGATCGTAATCTGTCGACCAAACGCAAAAACACCGGCGCCTCGATCATCAAGTGCCACCTGAAACCACGCCTCGGCGAGCTGCCCCTGATCGGTATCGACAAGGCTGCTCTCGACACCCTGCTGATGTGGCCGCTGCAAGAAACCATTTCCATCGACTACGTGCGTTCCGCGTTCCAGCTGTTGGCCTTGTCATTCCGGCAGGCGGCCAAGCTGGGGTTGATCACGTTCAATCCGATGGCGGCGATCAAGTTCAACGACTTCTCCAACGCTAAGGTCGGCATCAAGCCGTCCCGTCTGCGCGGCGTTCAACTGGAAGGCCTGCTCGGGCAACTGGCCGAAGTCATGAGCACCGCGCCGCTGGATTCGATGCTTGCCCTGATGATGCTTTGCCACGGCACGCGAATCGGCGAAACCCGGATGGCGCGCTGGTCGCACATCAGCCTGGCCGAACGTGAGTGGTTCATCCCAGCTGAGAACACCAAGACCGGTGTCGAGCATCACCTGCCCCTGACCGAGCAGGTGTGCACGCTGCTGACCCGGTACCGCGAGGGCCAGTTCGCTCGAGGCTATGAGGGCCAGTGCCTGTTCCCGGCGCGCAACGGCAAGGCGCTGGGCGAGGCTCAAGGCTGCGCAGTGTTCCGTCGGCTGGGGCAGGGCGAGTGGACCAGTCACGACCTGCGCAAGGTGGCCCGCACCGGTTGGGCAGACCTTGGCATCGATCACCTGATTGGAGAGCTGCTGATCAACCACGCGATGGGCCACAACGTGAAGGTTTACATCCAGTCGGACGTGATGAGCCGCAAGCGTGATGCCCTCGAGCAGTGGCACGCGCATCTAGATCAGAAAGGCTTTACGGCTATTCACGGATTGACCGGCTTTAGATTTGAAGATTCTGATAATTCGCTGCAAGCCACAGACCATAGGGCCTGCAAGGCCATTGAAGAAACAACCATAGGCGAGGTTTCAAATCATGCAAAAAGGGCGAGTGCCTGGCTTTAAGCGAGAACGGATCGAGCTTGAGCCTTGCTCGATCTGCGCGGGGAACGCGGTGGTGAAAGGGCTGTTTTATGAGCTGGTTTGCACTGATTGCAACGGCTCAGGTTGGGTTGTTTGGGGGAGCAAGTTGGTCCTTTCTTCCGACGAGTTGGTCACTCAATTGAGTTTCAAATTGCAGCACGCTCAACGTGAAATTGCAGCGCTGAAAGGTTCGCCGCTGATGGGCGAACCACAAAGCCGATACGAACGATCGAACCGCCTGGGGGCGGGCGGCACAAATTACACAGGGGATTAAAGGAATGATGATTCGTAAGCCGGCAGGACGACCATTGGGTGACACCGAGTATCTGCTCGAGCAGTGGGGTTGGTGGAGGATGGATGGAATGGGAGTTCCTGGTTACACGTCTCCAACATTAGCGCTGATGCGCCAAGCAGTGTGCCAGCCAGTGGCGAGCAAGAACTACTGCATCACAGACGACTGGGCTATTGCTATCGACAATGCTGTGGCCCGACTCACACAACGGGATCAGCAAATGGGGGATGTACTCTGGCTCTACTTTGGTGAAAAGTGGGCCATGGTGAGAGTGGGAAAATATTTTGGGATCAGCGAAGGAAAAGCGAGGGAGCTTGTCCGGGCAGGTGCTGCGTGGGTCGACTGCGCAATTGATGGTATGCGGCAGGCAGCTTAGCCGCTTCGATTTCTCCGCCAGTTAAGGAAAAACATTTTTTAGTAAAGTCAATTTGAGTGCTCAATCAGTCGAGGAGGTTTTTTTCCTCGACTATGAAGTATGATGCGCTTCATCGCGCCTGGAGGTCAGGTGTTGTTAACGGTTTGTTGCGAACCGCACTGTAATTTTTGGATGAAGTGAATGGAATCAAATTTTCGTTATAAGCTGGCTTTTCATTTGAAGCGCATGTTCATAGTGCTAGGTGCTTTGAGCGGCACTTTTTCTATGTTGCTTCTTTTTTCTGAACGGTTTAGCTATTTTATTGGCGGCTCGGGAGAGTTTAACTACGGCGGGTCTACAGCGATAGCTTCTTTGCTGGTGTCGGCAATATCATTTTCTTTGGTTTATTTGCAGTCCGGTGCCTCGTCATCTAGCGTTGAAGCTGATCTTTCAAATAGAGCATATCTAAACAAGGCTAATAAGGCTCTTGAGGAGGTTGAGCGTAGAAATTTAGAATTTACAAATAAGCTCACTCTACTAGAAGAGAGGCTTGATGAGGCTGAATTCTCAACAGGGTTGACTGCAGAGGAAAGGGGGCTGGTAGTAAATGGCGCAATTAAGTCTGCAAGCTCAGAGGCAATAAAAGAGGTTTTTGCCCTTGAAGCTGAAAAATTCGAATCACACCTGGCGGATAATTTAGGTTTGGATCGATTGGCATCAATTTCAAAAAGTAGTGTGGAACGCTTAATGCGCGAAATATCCGACCTTCGCCTCCGGTCGAATATAAATCTCCTAATAGGTATGACCATAACCGCAGGTGGGCTGTGGTTGCTGTGGACTACAGTATCAATAGTCGATGCCTCCGAGCTTCTAAAAACTCTTGCCTCCGGTGGGGCGGAGTCAGATTCGCAGTTCTTAAAGAACTTGATTCTTCCAATCATTCCCCGAGTGCTATTAGTTGTTTTTGTCGAGGTTTTTGCTTATTTCTTTTTGCGGTTATACCGAAACGGTCTTTCTGAAATTAAATATTTTCAAAATGAACTGACTAATATCGAGTCGAAGCTGACCGCAATCGAGTTCGCATATGTGACGAAAAACAACAGTGCTCTCAAGGCAGCAATTGAAGCCTTGTCAAGCACTGAGCGAAATTTTGTTTTGGACAAGGGGCAGACTACAGTCGAATTGGAAAGGGCTAGGTCTGAAACGGAGTTAAGTCGGAATTTGGTTAAAGCTCTTCCAAAAATCCTTTTGGAACGAAAGAAATAAGTCTGATTGTTTTGGTGCATAAAGCGAGTAGGTTACTCGGCGAAGGAGGGGTGATTTTTAGTATCGCTAAAAAGGGTTTTCCGCGCGGAATACTTATGTTTTCATTGTAGCGTGAACTGCTGTGAACGCAGCGAGACGCCTTCAAAGCCCGGCCATAAGCCGGGTTTTTTAATGTCTTTTATAAGCCCTGCAATCGTGCGGGGCTTTTCCGTTTTCGGCCCTATGCCTCGCTCTTTGCGTTACGCGGATGCCAGTGACATGGAGGTCGAACCTATCTGAGGGCAACAAATGAACACGGAGCAACAAGCTCTCGCCGACGTACCCCTTTGGCTGTTGATATTGCTGAGCATGGCGGGCCTGTCGGGGGAAATGCTAAGGGCGTCAGGTAGCGACCTTGGTCTTCGGCAAATCCTTCAACGGGTAGCTTTGCGGTTTCTCGCATCCGGTCTACTGGGTATGGCCACGCTGCTGCTCGCAATGGCGCTCTGGAACAACCTGTACTTGGCCGCCGGACTGGGCATCGTCATTGCGGTGATTGGTGCCGATGTAGCCGGGGGTTTGTACACCCGGTTCTTGGCAAAAAAGGCAGGCATTAAAGTCGACGATTAAGTTGCTGACAATCAAATACTCCAACGAGATCGGCAAATGCAGGTCCGGGTGATAGGGGATGTTGGGAAGGAGTCGTGGGTCAGCTCGACCTGAGCTGGCCTGGAGCTGACATGGCTGGGGACCCTGGGGTTATCTGAAGGGTACGGGGTCGGAAACCCGCTGGAAAGCGTTAGCCACAGGGCTGGAAAGTTAGTTGACAGCGGTTGACAGGTTGACAAGGAATGCCGGGTTTTCAGCGACAGCGTTCGCATGATCCAAACAGTGGTTTTTAGTGAAGTGCCCCCCGGTTCTATTGGGCTGTAGGCGTTTTCATGCCTGTTCATTTTCTTAAACAGTAGCCCCGGCGCACTGGCCAAAAGGCTTGTCAACTAAGCCGGGTTAGTTGACAAGACCGACAAGCCAAGACGATGGAGGCCGCATGGCTTTTGTAACTCGCAAGGAGTACTGCGAGCTGAAGGGGTGGTCGAGGCAGTACGTTGGCAAGCTGGTCAAGAGTCAACGACTGGTTCTGAATGCCGCCGGGCAGATTGATGTGGAGGCCAGCGAGCAGCTTCTGGCCATGACGAGCGACCCGAGCAAGGCCGCCGTCGCCGCTCGACATGAGCGCAATCGACCGAAGCGGGGAAATCAGCCACCGCTGGAAATAGTCATCGCAGACTTTGTAGATGACCCCTCTGGTCAGGTACCCGACTTTCAAAAGTCACGCGCTCTTCGTGAGCATTACCTGTCGCTTCAGGAAAAAAACAATTTCCTTAAAGCCCAAGGCACTTTAGTAGAGCGCAAAGCGGTTGAAGACGCGGCCTATAACGCCGGTCGCTTGCTGCGTGATCTTTTGCTTGGAATGGCGCCACAGCTATCGCCTGAACTGGCCTCGCTGTCTGATCCATGGCAAATCGAAAAGCGTCTGACGTCGGCTTTGCGACAAACACTGGAAGATGCTGAGCGGCTGTCTACAGCAGATCTAGAACAAGCCATTACACCGAGCTAAACCTATGTCCTTAGAAATGTCGAACGGTGCGACGGTGTACCGCGAAGCGTATTTCCGTGGGCAGCGACCAGAGCCTGACGTCTGGATTGATCAGTGGGCCGACGAGTACATGCGCATCCCGCGCGACACGGGCGCGGCCGAGCCTGGTCAATACCACACTTCGCGCACCCCTTATGCGCGTGAGCCGATGCGCTGTCTGTCACCTGCCCACCCGTGCAAGCGAGTGGTGACTATGGTGGCTTCGCAGTTGATGAAAACGCAGATCGCCTTGAACTGGATCGGCGGCCTGATCCATATGGCCCCGTCCAACATCCTGACGTTGTTGCCCAGTCTGGGGTTGGCCAAGCGGGTATCGTCGCGCATTGGTAAAACCATCAAGGCCACGCCGGTTCTGCGTGAGCGCGTGGCGTCCAACCGCTCGCGAGATGCGCGCAACACCATGGACACGAAGGAGTTCGAGGGTGGTTCGCTGTACATCACCACGGCCGGTTCTGCGGCCAACCTGGCGGAGCTTTCCGCCCGCTACATCTATGGCGACGAGGTTGATCGCTGGAGTGTGGACGTGGGCGAAGAGGGCGACCCGGTCGAATTGGCCGAGACTCGCGGCAGTACTTTCGGCCGTAACGCTAAATTTTATTTTTCCAGTTCGCCGACGGTCCGGGGGGCGTCACGGATCGCTGATCTGTTTGAGGTCAGCGATCAGCGTTACTACTACGTGCCGTGTCCAACCTGTGAACACATGCAGGTTCTGGAGTGGGAGCGGTTGCATTACTCGGCGGATTTTCAGGTTGTGCATTACCAGTGTGCCGGCCCCGACTGCGACGTACTGATCGAGGAACGCTATAAGGGCGAGATGCTGGCAAAAGGGGAGTGGCGATCACACTCACAAGGCGATGGCGAAACCGTTGGTTTCAACTTGAATGCGTTGTACTCGCCGCCCGGCTGGACCGGTTGGGCCTCGTTGGCCAAGCAATTCGAGAAGGCTAAAAAGGCTCAGGCCAAAGGCGATCTGGAGCCGATGCAGGTGTTTTATAACACCCGTCTGGCCAAGGTCTGGGATAGCGCTCAGGAGCAAACCTCAGCCGACGTGCTGAGGGATCGGGCGCGGCTGGAAAGCTACGGACTTGGCTCAATGCCCGAAGGCGTGTTGATGCTGACCGCTTCTGTTGACACCCAAGCCAACCGCCTGGAACTGATGGTGATGGGTTGGGGGGCCGGCATGGAACGCTGGGTGGTCGACTTTCAGGTGATCTCCGGCGACCCGGCAGATGAACGTACCTGGGCGGCGCTGGATGAGTTGCTCAAGGCCCGTTACCGACACCCTTGTGGTGCTGAGCTGATGATCATGGCGACTGCGGTCGACTCCGGTGGTAACCATACGGATGAGGTTTATCAGTTCTGTCGTATGCGCCGCTGGCGCAGCGTGTTCGCCATCAAGGGGGCGAGCAAGCGAGGCCGGCCGGTGATCGCGCAGCGACCTTCGATGGTCGACGTGACATGGAAGGGCCTCACTGAACGGCATGGAGCCGAGCTTTGGATTGTTGGTACCGACACGGCGAAGGACTGGATCTACAACCGCTATGTGTTCGACACCGGACCGGGAGCGCTGCACTTTGCCAACGACCTGCCGGATGACTTTTTCGCCCAGTGCGTGGCTGAGCGAAAAATCACCCGTTACGTAAGGGGGCACAAACGCATCGAATGGACCAAAGGCAAGGCCGAGCGCAACGAAGCGCTCGATCTGTTGGTGTACAACTTGGCCATGGCCCATTACCTCGGCATCAATCGTTACCAAGAACACGATTGGACGCGTATTCGGAAGTCGATCTACGAGTCGGTTTCGGGCGATAGCAGCCAGCCCGTTCAGAGCGAACGGCTCAGCCGGCCAGTCGTAACACCGGCCGCACCACAGGTGCCGCAACCCGCCGTGAAATCACGTCCGGCAGCCGCTCCCCCACAACGCCGCAGTTCCACCAGTGGCTACCTGAAGAGACGCTGATATGTCATTTACGAAAAAGCACCTCGACGCGGTTGAGGCGGCCATTGCTCGCGGTGAGAAAACTGTGCGCTACACCGACCGTACCGTGGAATACCGCACGGTCGATGAACTGCTCGCGGCGCGCGCGGAAATACGCTCGTCGCTGGCACGCGAAGCCGGGCCACGTTCGCGCGTGATCCGCCTTTATCACGGGGGCAGGGGACTTTAATGGCCCGACATTTTCCGACGTTGACCCGTAACGGCTTTGTACTGCCGTCCAACATCAAGGCCAGTTACGAAGGCGCTGGTGAAGGCCGCCGATCCGCTAACTGGGACGCTCCCGACAACGGGATCAACAGCATCAACACCCCGGCACTGCGCAATTTGCGGTCGCGCTCCCGGGCAGCGGTTCGCAATGACCCGTATGCCTTCAACGTCATCGACAAGCGCGTCAGCAACCTGATCGGCACCGGCATCACCCCTAGGCCAGCGACCGATGATGATGCCCTGCGCAAGCTGCTTCAGGAGCTGTGGAGCGATTGGGTTGATGAATCTGATGCGGATGACCGCACCGACTTTTACGGCCAGCAGGCGCTGGTGGCGCGCACGGTGGAAACATCGGGTGAATGCTTTGTTCGCTTGCGTCCTCGCAGTCGGGACGAAGGCTTGGCGGTTCCACTGCAGTTGCAGATTCTGGCGCCGGAGTTCGTGCCGCACGACAAATTCGAGAGCACCAAGAACGGCAACGTCATCCGCGCCGGCATCGAGTTCACGCCCGGCGGCAAGCGGGTAGCGTATTGGATGTACCTGTCGCACCCGCGTGATGCGGCCTCGTTGAACGCCGGCTACAACCAGCTAGTGCGCGTCCCGGCCGCGCAGGTGCTGCACATCTTCGAACCGGTCGAACCTGGCCAGTTGCGCGGTGTGCCGCGATTGTCGCCGGTTCTGAAACGGCTACGCAGTCTGGACAACTACGACGACGCGGTGCTGTTCCGGCAGGAGGTGGCCAACCTGTTCGCCGGTTTCATCACGCGCCCGCCGCCGGACGCGGGTCCGGCTCCACGCGATCCGGTCACCGGCGCGTTATTGGATCTGGACCGCGACGGCTTCACGCCCATGGTTGCGCTCGAACCCGGCACCATGCAGGAACTCGGTCCGGGCGAAGAGGTGGAATTTTCCAAACCGCCGGATGCGGGCAACAACTACCCGGACTTCATGCGGCAGCAGTTGATGGCTGCAGCGGCGGGTAGCGGTACGCCTTACGAGATCCTCACCGGCGACATGCGCGGAATCAACGACCGAGCATTACGGGTGGTGCTCAACGAGTTTCGGCGCCGCCTGGAACAACTCCAATTCAGCGTGTACGTGCATCAACTTTGCCGTCCGGTGCGGGCCGCGTGGATGGACATGGCGGTGCTGTCGGGTGTTCTGGTGCTGGACGATTACGCACAGAAGCGCCGCCAGTACCTGCGCACTCGCTGGGTACCGCAAGGCTGGGCTTACATCCAGCCGGTGCAGGACGTGCAGGCGCGAGCGATGGAGGTGAGAGCCGGTTTTTCGTCGCGCAGCGAGATGGTCTTGCGTACCGGCTACGACGCCGAAACGGTCGATCTGGAAAACGCCGCCGATCTGGCGCGGGCCACCTTATTGGGCCTCAACTACAACACCCTGGATGCCGTCGAAGACACCGACGACAAGGAGCAACCATGAGCAAGAGCGCGAAACCGCGTATTTACAACCGCGCCGGCAAACGCGTCGAGGTTAAGGACAAGACCTGGTATGCCGTTAATGCCAGCGGCGAAGCGGCCGATCGAGTGATCGAAGTTTTCGTCTATGGCGAGATCGGCGCGTGGGGCATCACGGCCAATCAGTTCGTGCAGGATCTGCGCGCCCTGGATGACGGTGTGTCGCCGGTGGTCGCCGCGTTCAACAGCATCGGTGGCGATCTGTTCGACGGTCTGGCCATGCACAACGCGCTGTCGCGGCTGGGCGAGCGCTGCACCGGCCGGATCGATGCACTGGCCGCCAGTGCGGCCAGTGTGGCCGTGTGCGGTGCACACAGCGTAGTAATCGCGGCGAACGCCATGCTGATGATTCATAACCCCTACACCTATACAGGCGGGGACGCTGAGGACTTTCGCCGGGTCGCTGATGTGCTGGATCAAACCTTGGAGGCGATCATTGCGGCCTATAAGGCCAAGGCGCCCAACATCGACGACGCGGAACTGCGGCGAATGGTTAATGCAGAAACCTGGCTGACTGCCAATGAAGCGGTGGCATTGGGGCTGGC